GCTGGGTGTCAAAGAGGATTCCAATGTTTTCTCCGACTGACTTGATAAGCTCGAGCTCGAGCTGCTCATAGGATTGTTGCTGTTTGGCTGCAGCTGCTGGCTTTGACTTGGCTGCTGCTTTCGCAATAGGTTTAGCGATATCAACTTTAGGCGCTGATCTAAATAGGCCAATGAACCAGTCAAAGATTCCCTTAATGGCTTTGACATCTGCCATCGCTCCATCGACTGTTTTTTTAGCTGAGTCCAGAGCGATCCTGCCCTGGTGCAAATAGTCGCAGCCCTGTTTAATAGCTGCAAACGCACCCTGTGCCAGCATGAGTAAACTGAATGGGTCCACATTTAGATACCCAACAACTTCTTAACAAAGTCTGCAGCCACACCTGGTCCAAGCAGAACACACAGCATCACCGCATAGATGAGGTATTCAATCTTAGCCATGCGCTTGTCACCACGCGACAGAGAATCATCAATGCGCTTGTAACGCTCAGAGCAGAGCGCCTCATGCACGGCCAGGCGTGTCTCAGTATCCTCAAGCATCTGGCCACCCTTGTGCGCCAACCACAGCAATCAAAGCAGGCACATCGGCACAGCCTGCAATAGCCGTTACCAAGCGTGAACACTCAGTAAGCACACCAGCACGATAGGTCACAGTCGCTGCAGGTATAGCAACATCACGCTCTGCCTTGCGGATAACCATCCAATCGGTCTGAGCCAATAACTTGTTTGCTGTGTCCTTGACTTGTGCAGTCCAGTTTGACTTTAGACCTTTGGTGACCAAGCGTTCTGTAGAGTCAACCATTGCTGGCTTGCCATCCACTACGCCAAGAACCTTGACATACATGGGGTTGCCGTCTTCGTCAGACTCTTCCCTGTCATTCAAGAGTTTAGGATTGTCTACGCCCCAATAGAAGCGGTCATCGTAGGTTGTGGTTACATCTGCCACTTCCACAATTCCGACTGCGTTTTTTTCTTCAATAGAAGTCAGTCGTAGCCAGTTGGCAGGGTATGAAGTTCCATCAATAGTGAATGGAGTATCAAGTGGGATTGTTTTATCGTTGTGTTTAAACATGGGTTACCTCGCTAATGCGTTCTTGAATGGGTTTTCGGCAAAACAAGCGTAGATGTAGGTTGCACCAGAATCATTGATGTCACCAGAGTTTCCTCGCAATTTAAATCCGTTTGAAAGGATGTCTGCAAAAGCACCAGACCCTGAAGTTGATGTGCTTTCTGCGCCAGATGTATTTGGCAATAATGGATTGTCTGCCACATTAAAGTTATCACGAGAGGTATCAAGAATTGACCAGTTGCTTGTTGCACTTGTCTTCTTGAACATAATAAACCTCGGTCTAAACCCTGTGTACACAAAAGGCCCATCAGTAGACCCGTTACCCGTGTACGAACCAAAGGCTGAATACCCTGCTACTGCGGCAAAGCAGTAGGCAACCATTGTGTTTGCCGCATTTGTTGTAGTTGCTGTATTGACAGAAAATACAGTCGATGATGGGGCTGTGCTATTCCAATAAGCATTAGAAGCACTAGATACAGCATTTGTTAAATTTAAAAACAAGGCAACATTAACGGCATTAGAAAGAGATGAGTGATATACAGCCCAGTTCTCCGCTTGCCCTCTTGCCTTACAAATAATCATGCTAGGCGCAACACCTAGCCCATGACCGACTGTTGCACTTGAGCCTGTACCCGTGTAAGTCACCACGCTAAAGCCTTGCGTAGCACCAGCACTTACAGTTGATGTGATAGTGCCGTTAGTGTTGGATGCGGATGTGCCACCCGCTTTCCATTGCCATGCTACGTAAGTTCCTACGCTGTAATTAACAATGGTATCTGTTCCTAGCGTAAACCCATTAGATGCAAACGCTGTTAAAGCAGTAGACCTTGTAGTTTCTGCCGTAGTTGTATCGGATGATAATGATTTTTGTGCGCCAACAACTGTATTCCAAAGAGTATGGTTATCAGCATAGTTGCGACCTTTAATCCAAACAAAATCTGGTTGCATAGATACGCCATTAACAGCGTTGCTAATTGATTGTGTAGCACCCGTACCCGTATACAGCGTAGCCGCCATATAAGCCGCACCATTAGTGATGGTTGATGCGGGTAGGTTATATGTGTTTAGTGCAACAAAGCCTGTTGGGGGTGTGTAGGAGAATGGGCGTTGACCGAAGTTCATTGACGCATTACCAGCATAGTAATAAATGCCAAATGTAAGAGGTCGACCAATAAATGCGCTATCGGTAATGGTTACTTGCAAAGTATTATTTTTATAGAACGATATTGTTCCAGCATCGGCATCAAATGCCATGCCAATAATGTCTCCATTTGTCCAAGTCGAGTAAGTTCCAATACTTGTATTCGTTCCTGTCACACTCTTGGAAATATCGCCATTTGTGCCTTTGTAATACGCACCTGTTTGCCCAGTTGTTGAAGGTATATTTCCATAAACATAGGGTGTAGATGTATCCCAAACAAAGAACCAGCCGTTTGTGGCATAACCAGAAGTAAAAGTACCTTCTGCATACCACTTGCCTGTTGTAGAGGTTATGCTTCCAACAACAGTTCTACTATTTGAATCTCCAACAATGTTTAGGTTTCCACCAGATACAACGCTTGAAGCCCATAGAGGACTTAACACCGCATAGTTAGCGACAGTCGCACTTGTCAGCGTAGGCACATCGGTCATGCTGTCGTATGTTGTGCCAGCAGTCACGCTAATGTTGTTAGGTGTCCAGTTGTTGCCGTTGCCAGAGTAGTCCTTGCCGATAGTGGCGGCTGTGTTGTTGCTGTTATCGCTGAAGTTCAGTTCAAAGCCATTTGTTCCGTAAGTACCAGAATATGCTTTTGGTTTCCATACGCCTGTGCTGGAGTCTGTTTCACCAAATGAAGATGGGGTTAGGGCTTGTCCGTCAATAAAGTTAATTTCGGTGTGATAGCCGTCAAAATAATCTCCACCTGATGCGTTTGCACCCAAACCATGCGAATACGCCTGATTTAAAGTTCCGTTAGCGTTTTGAGTTGGATAGTTTGCAGTACTAAATGCAGTTACTTGAACTCCATTTACATAAATTCTTAATCTGTTTGAGGCTGTTGCATTTGTACTATCAGCAACACAAACTATATGATACCAAGCACTAGGGTCACGATAAACAGCAGTTGTTATAAGTTGCCATTGAGAACCACCATTGTAGTCAAACCTAAGTCTGATATTATCATTTGCAAAATCAATAAAACCTTCAACGCCAAATCCACCAGCACCAGAACTTTGAAATATTCTTGGCGATGTACCTAAAGCACCTCTTTTAACCCAAGCACTCCATGTCCAAGTGGTTCTTGAACCAGAACCAAATGTCCTATTCAAATAAGCACTAGCACTAGAACGCAACCGCACACTACGGGCTATGTTGTAGCCACTAGGTCTAGTCAGCAGAGTATCTTTAGATGCAAACATTATTTTCTAATTTATGAATTTGAAAAAAGAATCCAGTTGGCTTTGTTTCATTTTGAATACCAGCAGTCCCATTTCCTGCATATTGGGTGTCGGTGTAAACCTGCGTCAACAGTTCAGAGGTGTGTACAGGCACATTCTCTTTATATCCACCGACAAACTTTTCAGAACACGATACGCAATACAGCGCATGACCACCGCCAATGCCACATTCTGCACATCCACCCTGCTTTTGCTTTAATGATTCACGATAATGTCCAAGAACATCACGCAATTCAGATTCCAGCGAATCAAGTAATTCATCAAATGTATCTGCATGACCTGTTGCCAAATCAAAAGTACCCATAATTCTTTCAAGTCGTTGTTTTTGCATTTCAATAGTCATAGTTGTCTCCTTTTTAAACATTATGCAAACGCCTGTGCGTAAGTGCCATACCAGTTAGTGCCGTCAGCAACAAAGGTCAAGATGTCTCGTCCTGTGGTTGCAGTAGTGGTCAATGTTGGTGCTACACCACCAGCAAACTTAACACTTGTGAATGTCGCTGTGCGTGAACCTGTGCCATCTTGCACCGCAATCAGAATGAATGACTTGCCAGCCACATTTGTCGGCATGGTGAATGTGCAGTTACCTGTCATCGTCACAGTCTGAACTGTTCCATTGGTCAACGACAAGGTTTGTGATGTGCCTGAGTTACCGATAGCCACCACAGTTTCAACATAGTTGGTTACTGTGGGGTTTGTCAGAGTTTTGTTGGTGAGAGTATCAGTTGTTGCACGGCCTACCAAAGTGTCTGTGCTAGTCGGTAGGGTTACCGTTCCAGTGTTACTAATGCTAGATATGACAGGAGTTGTCAGCGTCTTGTTTGTCAGGGTATCTGTAGTAGCACGACCAACCAAAGTGTCTGTCGATGTTGGTAGGGTCAGAGTACCCGTGTTGACAATACTTGAGATTACAGGGGTTGTGATCGTTGGGCTGGTAGCCAACACAATTGCACCAGAGCCAGTAGTTGCACCTGATAACCCAGAGACTGCAAACCACTGGTTAGTTTCAAAGTCAGCAACAAAGGTAGCAGAGCTATATTGCGTTGCAATGCTGTAGCTTGTCGCACCATTGATAGTGTCAGATCCTGATCTAGCAACTGTTACACCATTGGCATCGCTTGACCATTTGACTACAGCTATTTTAAAACCATCAGACTGACCACTTATCAATGGCAGCGTAATAGTGACAGCACCAGCGGTGGTGGTTACTCGGATCAGATCCCCTGCATCCCCTGTTACCACCGTGTAGTTGGCAGACTTGTCTTGCACTGCGCTGTACATACCAGAGGCAGCAGCAGCGGCAGCAGATGTAGCAGAGGCGGCAGCAGATGTTGCGCTAGAGGCTGCAGCTGTTGCGCTAGTGCTTGAGGCACTGGCTTGCGTAGTTGCAGTAGTTGCAGAGTTAGTTGCAGATGTTGCAGAAGTGGCGGCACTGGTTGCGCTAGTTGATGCGTTACTTGCTGATGTACTTGCGTTTGATGCCTGAGTGCTAGCTGTGCTGGCGCTAGCAGCAGCTGCAGTTGCAGAAGACGCAGCTGCTGCAGCTGATGTTGTCGCAGATGCGGCATCAACCAGCAGTGTCCACTTAGCAGAGTCAGCGTTGGTTGTAATTGGCTGAGATCCGCTTGAGGTATGCGCTGTGATTACCTGGAAGATATTGTTTGTGGTGGTGTCTTTTGCTATGTCTCGCACGTAGTACACAGTGCTTGCTGCCCAGTTGCCACGGTTGGTGCCTAGTGTCTCGCCCAAAGCTGGGTTGCCAGTAGCATCAAAGCCTAGCGTTTTGTTGGCTCTTAATGATGCCAATGGCAAGACCATGTTAATGGTGGTTGGATCTGTCTGTGGAGCTGACAGCGCCCTGACCAAGCCCTCGGCATTTTGCTGGGCAAAGATGGTCTGCTGATCCAACTCATCATTTAAAGTATTGGCAAAGAAGTCACCACCAGTTGTGAAGTCTGTAGACCTAGAGATAGTGCGGTTGCCAACAATTGCGTACTGGGTGGGCGAGGTAGGGGTAAGCGCCAAGCCAGTAGCTGTGATGGTCACCGTGCCTGTTCCGTTGGCGTTGATCACTACTGTGTAGTGGGTGGTCAACGTCAGCAGCACCTCGTCTTTGTAGACGGCAATGTCTGTGTTGGCCAGGATCTCAAAGGTAAACGCATAGGGGCCTGCGCCACCGGTTCCGGTAGGCGCATACACAGCTCTGCGTGTTACGTTACTAATTGGCACTGGCATAATATTTCTCCTGTCCTAATTGTAGGGTTTTAGTCCGGTTTGTAGTAGAGACCGTTGGCTTTTTTAAGCTCTTTGAGCTCATCAATCTTGGCCTGCAAACTGGTATCTTCTGACTTGAGTTGTTGCTTGGCTGCATCCATGTATTTGGAATGCACGCGCTGCACAGTCTTTTGTTGATCATCTAGCGACAGCAGATCAAAGCCTGGCATCTGCATGATGTTTAAGATCTCTTGCTTGGATGGCAGCTCCTTGCCGTAAATAGTCAGCATACGGTTGTTCTGGAATGCGTCTATTTCAACACCATCAATCTTGCGATCTGGCATGCCAATGGGCGAGCCCATGCGCACTAGCAAGTCGTCTACCTCAGAGAATTGCTGTGGCGTCACGCGGGTTGGCAGCACCATCTCGTAGGCTGCACCGGTTCCTGACTTGGTTGGGTCACCCCACAGGTTAAGCGTTTCTGGCAAGTCAGCGCTGAAGTACGGTATACGCGACTTGTACTTGTTGAATGCCTCAATAAAGCCACGCACACCCATTGGAAGATCTGGGCTAGCTCGAGTGTCTCGGTTGGTTGGATCTGACAAGCGCTCGATGCCGGCCAGCAGTGAGCTGTAGGCGCCAGCTGGCGAGCCACCAATCACAAAGCCACCAAGCTGTTTAACCAGGCCATCCACAATCTTCTTGCCGTTTACTTCACCTTGCTGGCTAGTGCCGATCAGCTTACCTATATCAGCTACCCCTTGCAAGTAAGGCTGCTCTTTAAGGTACTCATACAACCCGTATGTAGCACCCAAGAAAACCTCTTCAATCTTGCTAGCGTCTTGCTCATGCTTGGCATATTCAGCGTAATCAGCAGCAATGGCCATCAGCGCAGAGACCGGCTCCATGCCGCTGTAGCTGTAGTACTTGTCGCCAATCTTCAAAGAGTAGGGCTGCCATCCATCGCGGGTCAACGCATCGCGGTCTGCCTTGCGAGCTGGACCGCGCCCAGTAATGCTGCCTTCTCCAGACAAGGCCGCAAAGGTGGCCAGCACTGCCGAGCCTAGTGTTACCTTGGCCAAGGCCATATCGCGGTACACGCCGCCTTTAGCGATCTCCTCGCGCCACTGTGAAGACAGCGGGGCAAACGGTGTGCGCTCAATAACCTGCAAGCCAATGTTGGCAGGGGTCTTGAAGAACGGCACCACAATCTTTAGGGCTGGGTGGTTAAAGGTTTGCTGCAGGTTCTTTAGAGCTGGTGGTAACTCAGCAGTAAATGTTCCCTTTTGTGCAAACAAAGCTGCTGCCTCATCCAGATCACGGGGTGGGTTTTGGAACAGGCTAACGGCCTCTGCCTCTGCCTTGGCTAGCGCGTCTGCCTCTGACATTCCAGAGTCAATTGCGTCGCGGTATACCGACTTGCTGCGGCGAGTAATCTGGGTGTTGAGCTCCATGCGATAGAGCGTGCCCTTAAAGAACTCATCTTCTGCCATTAGCATGCGACCAGGCATAGTAATCGCTGTGCCATAGAAGTCAATAGCCTTGCCCAGCCACTTGTCTTGCTCAATGCCAAAGGCTGCTGAACTAATGGCCGGCATGTCAGTGCCACGCTGCGCCTCAATCTTGCTCATCAAGTCGCTTGGTTGGTTTTTCTTGAATGCCGTAGTGGCCAAGTCAAAGCCCTCAACCAACCCATTGCGCAGCGACTGAATTATGGTCAGCGCTTCGTCGTAGGCGATCTTGTCAGACTCACTGCCAGGCACCAGCGCCTTAAATGAGCGCACGCCTGGTGGCAATACATTACTGTAAAAGGCAGCCATTAAACGCTCAGGGATCTGGTATAGGCCAAAGCTGGCGTTGGACACAACATTCTTTGCGTGTGATACGGGGCTCGATAGCAGCCCGTTGATGTAGGTGGTAAACCAGACATCCTTCACACTTGACATCATTGACTTTTCTACCAAAGCATTGCGAGCTGCACGCGACTCAATAGTCAGATAAGACTTAGCCAAGTCAGACAGTGCAGCGTCGCCACCATACTCGTCAATGACTTGCCGCACAATGGCAGCGTTGCCATCGCGTGGAATGCGAAACACAGCTAGCGCTCTAGCAGTCTCGGTTTGTATACCCTTGACGCCACGCTGGATAAGGCCATGGAATGCGATCTGCTGGCGTAGCACCAGCTTGTCGACATCAGTAGCTTGGCCACTGTTGACCATCTTGAACAGACGATCTAGCTCGTTGGCGCTGGACTCTAGCACCTCGAGCGCTTTGTAAGTGTCAACAGCGTTAGCCATCATCTTGCCGTTAGTGCCAAGCAGCCGAGACAGGAATGCCTCGCTGATGCCAGACTCTGCAGCCTTGTCTTTAATCTCTTGGAATGTGACCGCCTTGGTCTTGATGTTTAGTGCGTCAGCCACACCACCCACAATGGCTGCGGCATCTTCGGTTTGATAACGCGATAGATTAAATGGCTCGTCTGGCGTGCCACCAGGCTTGCCCTGTGTGATGCCAAATGTCTGCCTGCGACTGACAGCACGACTGACTTCATCAGTCAGGGTTTGGTCGGCCTCGGGAATCAGCTTAAAACGGCCAGCCTTGGCCGCCTCGGGCAGCTCGCCCTCAACAGCACGCGCAGCCTCGGGCACCAAGTTGCGCTCTGCTTTGGCTGCTTGCTTGGTAATTAGTTTACGAATTGCCGCATCCATTGGACCAGCTACCTGCACACCCTCTTCCATGGTTGGCGTGCCTGGCTCGGTCGTGGTTGGCATCTCAGCAACGCCTTGATCGGCGGCTGGCATTGGCTCTAATGGAATGTCTTCAGCTGGAGTGACAGGCTCTGCACTCGGTAGGAGCTGGCCAAGTCTCTGCTCTAGGGGTCGTTGTTCGATGGCCATTATTCAGCTCCAGAGGTCGGAGCTTCACCGCCCCGTTTTATGCTTGCTCGTTTTCTTGCGGGAGGTTTTTGGGCTCCGATGGATCCACCGGTAACTTGACTTGCGCCAGTTGATTCCATAGATCCAGCTCCGCTGGAGGTATTGAGTTTTGTGCCGAAGGTTGCGGCAAGTTCGTCGATTCGATCACGGTTGACTCCTGGCCATGAGTACCACGGTTTTCCGAAGTACGGGTTAGCGCTTCCATCAGGTAGCGTATCTTTGCTAAAATATTTTACACCCGGAAAGTCAGCTGGAATAATGTTATTTTTCTTGTCCATGACTTGCTCAAAAAGAGCATCAAGTCCCGGTTTTGTAAATTCGTAGTCGTCACCCTTGGACGTTGGAAACACAAACTTGTTGCCACCCTCTGCAGTGCGCTGGTAGCTGATACCAAACGCACGCTCATGCATGCGGCCTTCTTTGACAGGCACATTGGCAAACGGGTTGGCTTCACCCTTGGCTGACTTGACAATAGTCTCCAACGTCGGATGGGCAACCTCTTGTCCAGACGACAATACCCAGCTTTCCCAGTGATATCGACCCAAGCTGGCTTGATCTGCTCGGCCAACATTGGTGTAGAGCTGATTGACGCGAGAGCCAAGTGATCGCTCCAAACCTTCATAGATGGCCAGACCGGGGCCACCATCAAACAGGTGAGCCACATCGTCGTAGATCTTTTCGCCACCTGCAAATAGGCGGTTGATCTGGATGCGATCCAACACCATGACATCTTCGCGGCCAGACACCAGCAAGGCAAAGGACAGCACCTTATTCTTGATACCGACATCCTGCGCCAGGCCGTAGAAAGCCCGGCGAATTTGTGGCCCAGTCATGTTTGAATCAGCGATCATGTCATGCAAAGCCTGCAACTTGGTACGACCATCAGGCAGCTTCTCGGACATCTTAGGCAGGAATGTGCGCAAGAAGTCATTGGCATTGGATGTGACCATGTTGCCTGGACTACCAGAAGGAATTGATTGTTTGATCACTTGTAGGCCAGCATCAATGTCGGCTTGACCATACTCGCCGCGCAGCGCTTTCTGGATCAATGGTGTCATCGATTCAGCCAGATCAAGGAAGCCTGATTCATGCGGATATGCAGACGCACGGCGCGATAGCATAGCCCACATCATCAAGCGGCCAGTAGTCTCAGGGCTTGCTGTGCCATCGGTATAGATCTGCTTGAATTTATCTACCACTGCAAAGCCACGGTTAGCTTCGTCCAACTGACCCTTGGTCATCTGGCCAAACCAATTCGACCATTTGGGCATATCGTTGACATTCTCGATCATCCAGCGTGGTGGGATCGGAACCTCGTTGGAGTTATACACATTTGTCAACATGGCAGAAAAGCGCTCTGGCGATTCAAGCGGATCAGGGAATGATGCAGCCAGATCATCCAGCCGGACAGCAGCTTCTTCAAAGTTGCCAGGGTTAACTGCATTGGGTATGTTTTGCGTTTTACCTTCTGGCTTGTATGCACCAGTTACCTTGACGCGATACTCAGGAGCAAGCTGCAACACTTGGCCTTTGGTTACCTTGTCAGACAGCTTTACCGTACCCTTGTCAACTTTTGATGCAGTGCTCGCGGTAACACTTGAGTATTTCTCCAGTGGCACGGCTCCCATACGAACAGGCGTGCCAAGTGCTTCCATGCTATTGAGCACCATCTCGCCAGCCTTTGGCACCAGCGTCTTGCCAGCTTTGACTGTTCCAGCTACACCAGGCACCAATCCCAGCACAGCACCGCCAGCCTGCATCGCAGCTGTGCCAAGGTCGCCACGCTTGGCAGACTCAATAGATTCACCACCCATGATTGCGGCTTCTTCAGTCTGCAAGCCTGTACCCAAAAACGGTACAAAGTCAGCTAACCCTATGTTTAAGGGCAGGTTGCTACTGCCACCGCCAATCAACGTCTGAGCATTCTGACGGGCTTTGTAGCGATCCATGCCCAATCCCTCAAAGCTAGACTGCAACATGCTAGCCAAGCGCTCACGCACGGTCGGATCAATAGCTTTCATGCTGTCAGGATATCGACCACTGTAGGCCTGCTCTGGGAGATTACGTGAGCCAGCCTCGGCCACTAGCACATCGCCAGGTCGTTGGCCAGCTGGCGCTGCTTGCTCTGGCATTGGCGGCTCATCTGGAAACTGCATAGCAGTCAGCGCCGACAAGTATTTGTCTTCGATTGGACTGTAGGCCATGCTTAATTACCTTCCGATCTTTTTAGCAGCTTTTCAAGTTCTGCTATTTGTCTTAACTTGTTTTGGTCGTTGCCAGCCTTTTGACGCAGAGCTGGCAAATTGTCGCGTGTCACTGGACCAGTAATCCAGTCGCGGCCTGGCTTGTACGTTCCATCTGGACGCTTGGCAAACTCTTCGAGCTGCTTGGTAGCAGCCTTGGCGTCTTCAGTATTTCTGCGCTTGGCGATGTTGTCTTCAAGCTGCGTCAATATCTGGCGCGGTGTTAGCGTCTTGCCTTCAACGATTGCAGCCGATTGGATCTGCAGCGCCTCTGCCTGCAGCTGGGTGCGGCGCTTAAACTCCTCACCCTTTGGATCTATCACTACCACACTGCCAGGTATTACAGGAATACCAGAGAGCTGCGATATACCGCGATCAAGTGTTGAGCTGTCGCGTCTGTCTTCGCTTTGCATTACCTTGAGCGCAGCCACTGCGTCTTTGGCGGTGAGGCCTTTACCAACTAGCGAATAGATCTGGTCTGGGGTAGTAATCGTGTTGTTGTAGATGCCGGCTAGAAGATTAAAGTTCAAAGCCGAGTCGCCATCTCCGCTGGGTTTTAGGATATCTTTTAGCATGCCAATAGGCACCGAGCCCTCTGGCAAAGCAATGAGCTGGTTAATTAAGTCCTTGCGTTTAGGGCTATTTTCTGGCAGCGGGAAGATCTGCTCTAGCAAGTTGATGGCTTTGCCTTCGCCAACTCGCTTCTCGTCTGCCTGCTTGGCATCCTTAATTGACTTACGATTATTGACGGCCACCATGTAGTTGGCAGTCACTTTAGCAACGGCATCAAAGTCGTTGGTTATTAAGTCTTTGAGGACGGGGCTCATTTTTCCGAGATCACCGCTTCTTAGCTTTTGCAAAGTCAACTCTGGATCTGCCATGTTTGCGTCTGTGATTAACTCCTTGGTCACACCGTTGATCTTGGCATTGCGCAGCGCCACCTCAAACTTTGTGCTGTATTCCTTTTGCAAGGCCTTGTCGCCTAGCAACATAGACTGTGTCAAGGTGTTTTTTCTAAACACATCGGCCAACTCATTGACTGTGCGCTGTTGTCCATTCTTGTCAGTAAAGCTGCCTTGTGAAACTGTTTCTTCTAATAAGCGCACACCATTGTCAAAGTCTGAATCAAACAACGCAATCCTTTGAGCCTTGGCACGCTCTAGCTCTGCGGTGTATGCAGCAGTAAGAACTGTGTGGCCATGCGTTGCCATGGTGGCTCTGAACTTAATAGATGCCTCTGGGTCTATGCCTGACAAAGACTTAGAGAAACCTTCGGTCATGGTCTTAATCTTTGAGCTTACCTGCTCAGACGTTGCCCTGCCGTCTTTGACGTCGGCCAGCAATTTCGTTAATTCATTGCGACCCTCTATCTCAAAGTGTCCAGATATCTCTAAGCTGCGAGCCTTGGCCACCGCCTGGTCAAAGAAGTTAAGGGAGCTGGTGCTACCAATACCAAGAGGCACGCCGTCTTTAGCCATCTGCAGTTGTTCGCTTGTCAGTGGGTTATCTGCTGCGTACTGCAAACCCTCTTGCTGGCGCATGGGTGCAGCTAGTTGGAAAGCACTAGCGCTCATCCTGTCGAGCACTTGGGCTAGCTGGCTGGCGCCTTGTGCCGCAGCCCTTGGTCCGACAAAATCTACCGCCTGCTGCTGTGGCTGCACCATGGGCACACCGCCCACAGAGCGCAGTTGCATTTGTCCTGATTCAAGTCTTTGAGTAGCCATAATTACCCTACTGCCTTCGTTAGCCTGAGATAGTCAATGCCAGCCTTGCCCAGCTTGGCGCCAGCAAGTAGACCGCTAGCCCTGCGGCCTGCCTCGCCAGCAAAGGTGAGCTGGCCAGCCTGTGATCTTGCGCTGTAGAGGTTGAGCGTGTTCTGGTACTCAGTAGACTGCAGCATGGCTGTTGCATCCTCAAAGCCCAGCACCCGAGCTGTCAAAGCGTTGAGGTCTGATATGCCAACGTCGCGCATAGTGCCTTGGATGTTTTGGTTTATCACACTTTGAATAGATCCCTCACCCAGCACCACGCCAGATGCAGCCGCCCTAGCACGCACAGCTGCGTTGGTGGCGCGCATATTCTTTAGCAGGGTATTGCCAGCAATGGTGTAGTTCTGCGCCTCCAGCTCGGCCTTCCTGATTGTGCGGCCAGCTTGGATGGTGGAGTACTGCTCTGCCATGTCAGCGCGCACCTCGGCCACTGCCAGGGTGTCTCTTGCCTGCAGCATGTAGCTAGTCTGCTGGTTGATGGCTGCGGCTTTGCTAGCCTCAATCTCGCCATAGGTAGCAAGCAGGCCTGCGCCTGCGACTAAACCTGCTGCTGATGGATTGGGTGCTGTTGCCATGTCTTATGTTCCTGAGAAAACCGCTACACGGTAGTCCAAGCCTAGCAGATTCATCTTCACTGGTAGGTCTTGGGATACCTCAATACTCTGCTCGCGGTTGTAGCCAAGCACGCCATTGACCCGCTTGATGCCGGTGAACTCCGGTATTGGATCATCCAGCAGCGGGTTGTCAAACAAGCGGAACGCTACCGGCTGATTGTTGATGATCAGGTTCTGTGTTTCGTTAAGCACTGCGCTAATCTCTACGATGCGCTTCTTGAACGAGACCCGGCTGCCAGTCTGCAGCTTGACCTCGGCAGGCATGGTCTTGACATAGACCGTGATGGGCAGGCCAACCTCGTAGCTGGTGGTGCTTGATCGGTCAAAGGTTACAGAGCCACCGCCGCTCACAGTCTCGTTGCCTTGCGGTGAACCGTCTGTGATGACATTCAGCACCTTGGCCACATGGGGCAGGCCGCTTGCACTAGCAGCTGCGCCACCAACAAAGGCACAGTCTGTAAAGTACTCGTAGCCAAAGATCTCAATAAAGTACCTAACCACGCTGTTAAACGTGCGCTTGGTTACTACATAGATCTGGTTGACATCCACGCCCACATCGATGAACTCGCCATCGGTAGTGAACTCAGATGGGCTAGTGACTTGCTGGCTGCGCATGATGCTGAACGCTGCAATGCTGCCATCATCCGCATTGGTCATCAAGAGCAGATCGGCCTCTTCAGTGCTTGATGCCCTGCGCAGTGCAACCCGCTGCGGACCCTTTAATAGGTGCCCAGACAATAGCGATATACGCTGTGTAATGTAGGTCAGCTGGGTGTCGCTAAAGATAAACTCGTTGAGCGACTTGCCCTGGCGCTGGATGTAGATCGAGCCAGAGTCAACCGATTGCACGCGGGTGCCAGGCTTGATGCCATTGCGGCTCACATTCTTGAATGTAAAGGTCAGCGGAGTGACAGGGTCGGTGCCGGCCTGCGGTATGAAAAACTCACCGCCAGTGGTAAACACTTGGAAGTCACGGCCACTGATTATGTCGGTGATGACGTTGAGGTCGTTGGTATCAAGCGTTGCCTCAACCGCATCATCATCTAGCGACTCGCTTGGCACAAAGTCAAAGAAGAGTCCAATCTTGGATCCCCAGATCGTGGACGGGCGCGACTTGCTGCCACCAAAGTAGAGGCGGCCTTCATGGAAAGACACCGAGCGTGGCCAACCCTTGGTGCTCGACCACACATCCACATAACCGTGCTCTAGCTCCCAGCGGCCTGCGTCAATAACTGTTGTGTTAAAGAACGGGTACTCGGTTACCGTTTCAACAACGGTAGCCGAGACATAGCGAATAATCCTTGCGCGTCCCTGCGGCTGTGCATTGATGTACTGGTTAACAGACAGGGCTGAAAACGTGGTTGTGGTGTAGGTGCTTGTGTTGTTTGGTGTGGTGGTAAAAGCCTCGTCCACAGTGGCCACCTTGGTAGTGCCGTTGTAGTCCTCAATCAAGCGCGTTTGGCCAGAGCCTGTGCCGCCTGTGATGTTGACGTACATGCCAACATATATGTCATCTGTTGCACTTGCTGTTGTCTTGAGTGTGATGGTCGTGCTGGTGCCAGCTTGCGCTGTGCCAGAGTCATGGTGTGTGGTAGATGCCGTGAGAGTCACATTACCAGACACAGCAGACGGGGTCAGCGTTGAGCTGGTGTTGGTGTGGAAATCAATATCGTAGGCGTACTTAGGAATTGCATCAAACGCAATATCTGTAGCCGTCCACGCTGTGTCACTAGTGCGGGTAATGCGCACAGGGTTTAAGTCTGGGTGCACCACGATCAAAGTGTCAGCTGACTGTGTCCAGCACATGTCGTCCACTATCGTGCTGCCAATAGTGGTTGTCAGATAGCTGTTACCAGTGCCGTTGATGTTTGTCTGCACCACACCGTTTTTAACTACATGCATACGGTTGTGGGTAAAACACAACATGTAGCTGTCATCCACAGAGAACTGGAACGGCACCAATCGCACGCCGTTGCCGGCAGACTCGGTGCTGGTGTTTGGCAGCGCAAAAACATGCTTAGTGCCAGGCCTGCGACGCAGCCCACCTTGGGGCTGGATCAATACATTAGTCGCCTTGGCCAGCGCATTGCCGTATGCAGCCAGGTCAACCCGAGCACGCAACAAGGGGTCGAGCTCGCCGGTTGCAAAGTTGGTTGTGAACTCTACAAAGCGTGGCATTAGTTTCTAACCGCAATAAGTGAATAATCTTCAATGACACGCACAGGGTTGTTCTGGCCATCGATCTGGGCAGCTGTGCGAAAGAAACCACCGCGGCCATTCTCAGAGGGTTCGCCAGTGGCCACACGCTGCCACTTGGTTGCCTTGTCCTGCTGTTCGGTCACGGTCTCTGCAATGTGCCAAGCCACCATGTACTTGAGCAGCTGCACAAAGTACTGCGGCATTGCAAACTCTGGCACGCTAAATTGGTAATCAATAAAGACGCTAGTCAAGTTTGTGAGCAGCTTGTCGCCTTGGATCTCCCAGTCTTTTTGTATGGGGCTGCTCTGCGTAGAGCTGTTGTATACCAAGCGTGGGTTGGCTAGCTTGTCGCCTGGCAGCTGATACTCATAGCGCCAGAAAGATGTAGGGGTTGTGATGAGCTGTGCCAGCTGCACCTTCTTCATGCCAAAGCTCCACGGGTACATCACCAAGGTGGAGTCTCTAATATCTGGATAGAGTCGGTCGCATACGCTAGATGCGTCGGTGCCGTCGTTAAAAGACGATATAGCCTTCGCTCCTATTAAGAGCAAGGCATCAGAGCAGATCGATACACCAGTGTCACCAGCAGCCATTTGAACCTCTCAATGTGAGAAAGGCCAACCTCCGCTAATGGCAGAAGTTGGCCTCTTTACAGCAGACCCGATTTAGTCGGTATCTGTTGCGCTTACGGTTGTACCGTCAGCAATGTCAACCACTCCAGCTGAAGACACAGCGTTGACGTAAGTCAACA